TTTCATAAAATTATAAATATATATAAAAACTAGAAAAACAAAATAAAAACTTTAATTATAAATATATATAAAGTGCAAGTCTTTACTTTGTGCACCTATAGCACAAGGTTTAAAGTGTTAATATAATATAGGGCCCGTTTTCAAATCGCCATGAGTTATAATCAGTTTGTTGAACGAAGGTCTCTCGCTTACCTTAAAGAGCAGAGAGAAAAGCGGAAAACAGGTGGTGTAAACACGGTACTTGAAACACGGAAGACCAGGGAAGTTCCACAGTATGAGGTTTTTAAAACGACTGATCTTAAAGATTGGTCGTCTAAAGAATTTGCCACTAGTCTGTTCACAAAGACTAATGGTGCTTTTAAACCTACAAAATCGCTACTGATGCCTGGCTCCACGGACACGTGGAAATTTACGTTTCCAGATTTAAGAGGACAACCAGATACAACTATGTATAATTTATTGGCTAAAGAAGAGGCGTGGGCAAATCCGTACCTAGAATTAGCAAATAGAAGTTATACTTCAAATGGTATGAAGAAAGGTCTCTCTAAAAGGTTGGTTACAAAAATTAAAAATTTTCAAAAAGATATCCCCAAAATACCTGTGGGTGTTCTTAACTATGTGAAGGTGCATTTACCTGTCAAGAAGGATTATGAATTTGTGACAGATTTAAATGGCGAAACTTTGTGTTTGTTGCAGATGAACATGAAAGCAGATGCGGGTTTGCCGTATGCTTTTAATGCTCGTTTCAATAAAATGTTAAAAGTTGGTGATGAATTGCCTGATGGACGTTTCGTGTTGGAAGACGCTATTGAAGACGCTAATAAGATTCTCAAAGTTATGATGAAGGCTCCTAGTTTAAATGATGTTCCGACTTTCATGTTTGATTGGTTGAATAAACCTGAGAACATGCATTTTGGTGTAGCGTTGTTAAAAAGGAAGTATGAAAGCATGGATAGAGAGGATTTTGAAGAGAAGGTTAGGCCGTATGCGGTTTATCCTCTAGCTATTAGAGTCATAGGAAAATATGCGATACATCCAATAGAAGAGAATTTAGAGAATTTTATTGAAAATGATTTATCAAGTTCAGCTTATCATTTTTCACCCTTTTATGGTGGTGCTAAAAAGATGGTTGATTGGGTCAAAAATTGTTTCAAAAGATTCGATAATACTAAGAAAATAAATTTCTTTGGTTTGTCATATGGCGATGATCAACAGTGGATATTCATGGACAAAACTGGGCGGTATGTTAGATGCCACCCTGATTATGAATCTATGGATTTAAAGACAATATCAAGTTATACTAAGTATATTGCTAAGTTTGTTATCGGTACTTATCCAAATGCTCCCGAGCAATGGAAAAGAGCCGTGGTGTTTTGGGCTACATTATTATTCCGCCATTATGTTCATCTTGGTGGTCCGTATGTAGCATCGAAAATCACAGGGTTGTTTTCGGGTATTAATGGAACAACTTTTGTTAATATTCATAATTCTACTATTGGTCATGGTTATATTGATGATTACGTTAATAAACATCAG